GATTGGTACGTAGCAGGACCAAGACAACGTTTACAACCTGGTGGTTCGATAGTCGTGGTTATGACGAGATGGGCAGAGGACGACCTTACAGGAAGATTAATCAAGGCTCAAAAAGAACCTAAAGCTGATAAGTGGAATGTAATTTCATTTCCTGCGATTCTCGAATCAGGGAACCCAGTATGGCCTGAGTATTGGGAACTAGAAGAATTAGAAAAAGTAAAAGCATCACTACCTATTCGAAACTGGTCTGCTCAATACATGCAGAACCCTACATCAGAGGAAGGAGCTATTCTTAAAAGAGAATGGTGGCAACCATGGGAAAATGAACATATACCAAAACTACAACACGTTATTCAATCTTACGATACTGCATTCAGTGCAAAAGAAACTGCAGACTATTCTGCAATCACTACTTGGGGTGTCTTCTTTCCAAAAGAAGACGGTAAACCTGCAATGATTCTACTTGATGCACTCAAAGGTAAATTTGATTTTCCAGAGCTTAAAGCAGTCGCAATGGATCAATTTAAATATTGGGAACCTGAGAGTGTAATTATTGAAGCTAAAGCTACAGGAGAACCATTAATGCAAGAATTTAGAAGAATGGGTATACCTGTCATTCCATTCGTGCCATCAAGGGGAAAAGATAAACATTCTAGGGTAAATGCTTGTGCTCCTGTTTTTGAAGGGGGTCAGATTTATTTTCCTCCAGATGAAAAATTTGCTGAAGAGGTAATTGAGGAATGTGCTGCATTTCCTCATGGAGCAAACGACGACTATGTCGACAGCACTACACAAGCCGTGTTAAGATACCGTCAGGGTAACTTCATAGAAATGGTAAATGACTATGAAGAAGAATTATATAAAGTTCCAAAGGAGTACAAATATTATGGGTAAAATTAAAAAAGAAGATTTAGAGTCTATGAAAGAGGTTGAAGAACCAAAAGAACAGGATATGAATCCTAAAGATCCTACAAAAAAATTAAAACCATTAAAAGCAGTCTTTGGTGTTCTTGCATTAGGTGCAGCTGGAGCAAAGATGTTGAAAGGTAAAGGTAAGCTCAAAGATCTTCCTGTACCTGGACTTATTGGTATGGGAGCTTCTTTAGGTTCAAAAAAGAAAGTTGCTAATCTATACGAAAAGAAAACTGAGCAGAAAACTGCAAAGATGAATATTGGTGGTGAAGTCGAAATTATAAAAGGCGAAGAGTATATTAAAGATTTATTATAATGGCTGGTTTAAAAGAACTCATTGAAATGGAATCAATTGAGGATCAACCAACCTCGTCAGTTCCAAGAAACAAATCAGATTATACAGAACCTTATGATCCTAGTATGGCTAGAGGTTTAGCTGGGATCGCGGTCGCTGGTGCGGGAGCCTTTGCTCTAAGGAACCCTATCGGAAGAGTCATACAAAAAATTGCAAATATCAAATTACCCAAGGCTCCTGCTCCACGAACCAGTGTTAGAGATGAAGTAGATGAAGTTTTAGAGATAGCTCCAACAAAAATGGAAAGAGGTAAAGCTCTTACTGTTGCACAAACAAAACCTCAAGATGACATAAGACAGATGGCAATTGCAAGATCAAACGAATTAAAAAAACTTGCTTTTGCAAATCCATTATCAAGAGGTGGTAAAACAAATAGAATAGGATCATCACTTTGGGATTATATTGCACGACACCCCATTGCAGGTGCAAGAAAACCAGAGGAATGGATTAAAGATTTTAAATCTACAGGTCCAGGTTCTTTTAAGACAGGCAATCCAGAATTTAAAAACATTAACCAAGCAGTCAAAAAAGATGAACTGTGGGATTCAAACTTAGTTCAGTTTGATAAAAATGGTAATGTCATAGGTGGTTTTTTAAAAGTAGCTGCAGAAAAAAAGATACCTCTTACAAAAATGGATTTACTTTACATCGTAGAAAAAGCTCCTGTAAATAATTTAAAGGTAAGAAAACTTACAACTGATACAAAGATAGTTGATGAAGCAGAAGATGTTGCGGGAGAGGCTATCAATCATATAAATAAAATTAGAGATAAGGCTGTTCAAATGTCTGCTAATCTTGCATCACCTGAATCAGATAAGTTTGCTGAGTTAGTTACGTTAGGTAATGGTGTTGCAAAAAATTTAAGAAAAAAAACTGGTCGACTAAATTCACAATTTAGAAGTGCAGATACTTCTGATTATGACGATTTTGATGCTTCTAATGTATTTGGACAAGATGTTGCAGATTTAAAAGCTTTGTTTGACAGAGCTAGAAATGCAGGTGTAGCTACGGGTGATGACACTTTAGCTTTCATAGACAAAATGCAAAGAATAGATACTGACTTAGGTAGAAGATTACAACTTATGAAAACTCAAAAGATGTTACCAAAATATGGTAATTATGAAGAGTACAGAGTAAAAGGTGGTGATAAATATTTTGAACATGTTGTGTATTATCCTAAACCATTACCAATGGGACAAAGATTAGGAAGTAGTTTCCAAAAACATTACACATCAGATAGTGGACCAACAGGATCTATACCAAATCAAATCTATCATATGCGAGGCTCAGTAAGAACGGGTGGCACGAATCAAAATCAAAAAGTTATGATGATAGATGAAATACAATCTGATTATCATCAAGCACTAAGAAAGAAAGATCCTAAAAGAGCGAGGGTAGTAAATGCATTTGGAACTGAAATAGAATTCTTTTCTGCAAACAGAAAATTAGAAAAAATTATAAATGAAATGAAAGACATATCAAACAAAGGTATCAGAGCTACACCAGAGGATATGCAGAGATTCAATAAATTAAACAGTGACTTTAGAGAGCTAAGAGCTAACTCTATGAACTTATCAAATATTACTTCTCAAAGAGCAAATGAAGGTATCCCTTTCCTACCTTTGTATGGAAAAGAAAACTATGGTTCACATGCAATTAAAAATGCCATTAAGAATGCAGCAGATGAAGGAATTGATTGGGTTGCTATAGCTCCTGTAGAACAATTACACCATGCAAAGAGAACTAAATATCTTGGTGACATAGAATTTTATGGAAATAGATTTGGGACAGCAGGCTTTAAAAATTATGGTGGAAGACAAGGTGTTGTAAGAAAAAATGCAAACGATTCAGAGGTTGCAGTAGAAGGAAGTACGGATCCTAAAAAAATGGCTACACTACCTAATGTTATGAAAAAATTAGCTCAACAATATGGATCTGAAGTAAAAACAATACCAATAGCTAAATCAAATCCTAATAAACCTTTTAAAGTAGTAACAAAAGTAGAAAACACAAAAAAGGTTTATGGTTTAAATCCAGATTCAGCAGGAACTCAACATATCGGTGCTTTTAAAACTTTAGAAGAAGCAGAAGAGTACAAAAGCAGATATGGAGGAACAGTTGTTAAAATGTTCGATGGAGATACAAGATTATACTTTGATGCTTTTGCTATTAAAGTCAGTCCTGAGATGAAAACTAAGCCTTTCAAGGCTTATCAGACTGGTGGGCTAGTCGTAAATATATTTGCATGATATTATAATCCTGTTATAACAATAGGAGATATTTATCATGGCAAGTAAAAAATTAAAAAAAGCACTTATTGCTGGTCTTGGAGCTGCTGCTCTCTCAAAAATGGGTCAAGCATCCCAAATGAAAGAGTATTTAGCATCTGAGGGTGGTAGCAAATCAAAAATAAGTGCAATTACAAAAAAAGCAAATCCAACTAATTTTAAAGATAAAGTTATTGGTGCTGCTAAAAAAGTATACGAAAAAAATATCAATTTAGGTCGTGGTCCTGGAATTAAAAAAACTGATACACTAGCTGGTATGGGTGGAGATTCATTTGGTTTAGGTGCATACGATGGAGCTAAAGCTGGTAAAATGATCAAAGCTAAAGGTGGAAAAGAAATCGTAGGAAAGAAAACAAAACTATATTAAATCTATGGCTGAAGTAGATAAAACAAATGAACTTCCTGAAGAAGAAGTTGAGGAAAGTGAAGTTGATGTAGAGATTGAGGGTGAGGAACAAGTTCCTGAAGAACAACAACCCGAAGAAGATTTTTATAGAAACTTAGCTGAAGAGATGGACGATCGTGTTCTTGGTCGTATGTCGTCACAACTTATTTCTGATTACAAAAGGGATAAAGTTTCAAGAGGAGATTGGGAACAAGCTTATACTCAAGGTTTAGATTTACTTGGTTTCAAGTATGTAAATAATACTAGACCGTTTCAAGGTGCAAGTGGTGTTACCCATCCACTCTTGTCAGAAGCTGTTACACAATTTCAAGCACAAGCTTACAAAGAATTATTACCAAGTGATGGCCCTGTAAGAACTTCGATTATTGGATCTGATACTCCAGAAGTAACTCAACAAGCTGAGAGAGTTCAAAACTTTATGAACTATATGTTAATGGAAGAGATGGAGGAGTATACACCAGACACAGACCAATTATTATTTTATTTACCATTAGCAGGATCTGCTTTTAAAAAAATTTATTACGACGAAATTAAACAAAGAGCTGTAGCTAAATTTGTTCCTGCAGAAGATTTGATTGTTCCATATTATGCAACAGACTTAAAAGATTGTGAAAGAATTACCCATCTTGTGAAGATGTCTGAGAATGATGTTCTAAAACAACAAAAAGCAGGATTCTATAGAGATGTTGAACTAACTCCAAAACAACCTGAGAAAAGTCCAATACAAGATAAACTTAATGAACTTGAAGGAGTCAAACCTGCTGGAGAAAAAGAATATCAATATAATATTTTAGAGATGCACATTGATTGTAATCTTGATGAGTTTGAAGCAGAAAATACTGAAAAAAAAGTTAAGAAACCGTATATAGTTTCTATTGATGAGGGTTCAGGTAAAATTTTATCTATCTATAGAAACTATAATCAAGACGATGATACAGAAACTAGAAAAGAATATTTTGTGCATTACAAATTTTTACCTGGTTTAGGTTTTTATGGTTTCGGTTTGATACATATGATTGGTGGATTATCAAGATCTGCTACACAAGCTCTAAGACAATTATTAGATGCAGGCACTTTAGCTAACTTACCTGCTGGATTTAAGTCTAGAGGTATAAGAATTCGTGATGATGATCAACCTTTTCAGCCTGGAGAGTTTAGAGATGTTGATGCTCCTGGAGGAAATATTAAGGATCAGTTCCAAATTTTACCTTTTAAAGAGCCAAGTGCAACTTTATTTCAACTTTTAGGCTTTGTTGTACAAGCAGGACAGCGTTTTGCATCAATTGCA